AAAATAATAAGAAAAAAGGAAATTATTATGTCTACACCTGAAGTTAAAAAAACAATCACACAAGTCGACAAAGCAACTAAAGCAATGGCAAAAATTGTTGGCGAAGTAACCAAGGTTACTAGCGAATTAACCTCTTTGGTCGACACATCCGAATCACTGGCATTTGACATTGAAGCACAGTCTTCAGAACTTGCCGCTATTGCCGTACAAATCCAAGAAGCTGAACGAACTGCAACCGCTGAATTGAATATCCGGGTTTTGGAAAATGAAGACAAAGTATTGTCTACATTGATGGGCAAGCGTCACCTTGCAGTTATCAGTCAAGACAAGCTTGACAGTCTGAATGATGACCTGTATTCCGCACAAAGTGATAATGAAAATGCTGTATCAACTGCCGTTGCTGCCGCTGAACGCACCGCGAATGTTACATTGAATTCTGTGAAAACTTCATTGACTGCAACTCATGAAGTTGCAACCGCGAAGCTGGAAGCAAATAACGATTCATTGACTGACAAAGTTGCATTCCTTGAAACCACGGTTGCCGACCTTAAAGGTATTATCGACAGTGAGCGTCAAGCACGTGTTCAAATGTCTGCTAACCAAGCAACGCCGACTATCAACGTTGGTGGTGGTAAGTAACATTAATTAATGCTGGTGTTAATAACTAACATTAAAAAAGCCCGGTATTATCCGGGCTTTTTTGTGGGTGATCGAAACATAAATAAACCATTTTCCTTAGCTGCCAACCGTGCGCGTAATAATCCTAATGCCGCATCCTTTGCGTGGTGTTGGTGGCGAAAGTTATTAGAATCAACATCAATAACTTCACCACTTGGTTCATGGGTAATACGAAGCACCCAACGTGGGTGCATGTTCATCATATTGTGTAACGACGATCCAACCATGTATCAGGGTTTGGATCATGTTGTGGTTTATGCACAGTCATGAGGCGTTGCTTAAATGCAATCGCCTCTTCTTTTGTTGGCTGGTACTCTTTTGCCAACGCCAACAATTCAGGGATGGGTGTTACTTTTGGTGTATCCATCATGAAACCTCGGAACGACTATCAGACCATACTTCACGTTTGGATTTTTTCCTGAATTGCTCAACTGGTAAGAACAATGCATTTTCCCATTCAGGTTCCATTACTTCAGCGAATGGTGATCGTACATGCCCGGTCAAGTATCGTTTGATCGTGGGTTTGAAATATTTATGAGCGGATGCCGCTTTCAATATCTGATATGAAATATTGAGGTACTGTTCTTTTTTACCCTTCCGGGTCGTTTGCTTCTGATGCATCAATAACGATTCCATCAATTTAGCGCGCAACAAATATGGAAGGTAGTGCATGTTCATACCCAAAAAACCATCCGGGTAATAGTCCAACACAAATGTCATAGGGAACACATCATAGTACGGCAAGGTGTCTTTGTGTTTAGGATCGTAAACGTACATATACAAACGACCAATTTCAGGTGTTGCCACTGTACGCAAATTTTTCTTGAAGGTTGAATCTAATGTGGTGTTTGAGTTGACGAACTTATTACCACGGCGTCGACCGGCGGTATCATCATCCTTACCTAATGCAGCTTGTGCCTTTTGAGCCGCTTGAGTTTTCGGTTTACCAAACTGGTTATCCAATGAGTCACGAAACCACTGGGCACTTTTCTTGGTGCGTGATTTGATCTCATTGGAACTCATTGATTCATCTTTCCCGGTAGTCGGGTTGAAGATTTTAAAACGTGCCATTACTTTTCCTCATCAATCGCATCTTCAATACGGTTTGCTAATCCATCCACAACATCCACATAATCACATGCGATTACAAACGTTCGTAGTGGTAACACAAGTACAAGTTTAAGTAATTTTTTCATTGTAGGATTCCAATTGTTTTTATTATTATCGACGTATACCCAATTCAGTCTCAGTCATTATGATAAACTCCATGCCATGCTTTTTAGCATATGCACGTGCAGCTTCCCACTTATCCTGATTTTGCTCATATGTCAAGGTTTCACGTAAAAAACGATGTTTTGTTTTGGTTGTTTTCTTACGTGGTGGTTTGGGTGGTATCGTTTGGGTGTATGGTTTTATTTCTATCAAGTACGTTATGATTGTATCATCACGTTTACGATATTTCACTACCATATCAGTAAAATACCGCCGCATCTTTTGATCACTGCGATGGAAATATGGTACAACGATTTCTTCACTACCCCACTGTAATACCCGTGGGTTACGATCAGCCCAAAGGAATGCTTTTTTCTCATAGCCTGATCGATAAATGATGTTGTTTACATCACCGACATACTTCTTATGATTTTCGGGAATGAACCGCCCCTGATGAGGTTTCGCCATAATGATTACCTGTGATTTCAGTATAAATATATAGGTAATCATTAACCGAGTAGAACCCCCATGCCTGAACTTGAATATCCAAGTGGTTTATCCGAATTCAGCAAAAATGCTGAAGCCGCCAACGATGCGGTATCATTCGTGCGCTTCGATATTTTTGAACGCGTCGATGCCAAAACATACACACCCCATGCCGGTATTTCACTGTACATGCCCGAAACCCTTGAGAACCCAACCAATGTATCGTGGGATACTCAGGCAATGGGTCCATCTGGGGGAGACAAGGGTTTTTTTGATTCAGCCTATGATCGTGGTAAGCAATCAGCTGAGGCATTGATGGAGTCAATGAAATCTAAGTTGTATGGCGGATCTGAGGCTTCTGGTCAGGATATCTTAGCCGACAAAGAACAAAAGATCGTTAATCCATACACCAAAATGCTATTCCGTGGGGTCAACTTCCGTAACTTTGAATTCCAATTTAAGTTCACACCACACACGGTCGAAGAGTCTGACACCATATGGCAAATCATCCAAGAATTCCGAGCGGCGGCATTACCTGAAGAGGAACCCGGTGGATTCAAATGGAAATACCCGCGTGAACTCCAAATCAAATACATGTACCAAGGTCGCGATCATCCATGGTTGAACAAATTCAAGCGATGTGTAATCACTGACTGTCACGTTAATTACACGGGTGCCGGGTATTATGCATCAATGCGTAACGGGTTCCCAGCTGAAACCGAAGTGCGTTTACAGTTCAGTGAGATTGAACTAATTACCCGCAAAGATATTGCAACCAAAAACGGACCCTCATTCTAATGTATTTCACAAAATTCGATAAGATACAATACAACGGTAAAACAGCTGTCAACATCACGAACAGTATTTTGCTGAAGTATAAGACCATCACCAACACAACATTGTATCAATATCACACGGTGATCGAAGGTGAAACAGCAATTAGCCTTGCCCACAAATATTATGGCAATGCCAAAGACAGTTGGATCATCCTGTTACTGAATAACATCGTTGATCCATTCTTCGATTGGGTATTGACCAGCCGTGAAATAGCTGCATTGGTTGCGGTTAAATACGGTGAAGGGTTGGGTGATCGTATCCACCACCTATTTGATATCAACAAGTCAAAGCAGCTGGATGATGTGGATCAAGCCAAGTACATCAACACCGAAGGTCAATTGATCTTGTCATTACCTGTATTCATTCACCCGGTATCCAATGCCGAATATGAAACCACACAGAATAATGAACGCCGTGAGATTAAAATACTGTCACCAACCTATATTCAGGATTTCAAGAATGATTTTGAAGACCTGATGAATCGCGAAGGGCTTTCTTAGCCACCTTCGACCGGTTGGACTCGGTTGGGAAATTGTTTAAATCCGCACCAAAGGGATGTCCGAAGGTTTCCATGCATTCGGACATCCCGTCGAATTTCCTGTTAGGTACATAGACAATCCCATTATCAAATTGCCATTTATCATGCAAACGAAGTTCATTATTAGTAGCAATTTCTCGATTATCATATAACGACATCCGCGCCCCAATAATTTCATAACCTGATTGTTGTGAAATTCGTTGGAACCTGTTATTAGGTTGATCAGTAATACCAATTTTGTCAAACACCTCACCATACCCAGATAAACGAATGTGGTATACATAAACATCCAAACTAGCTAGACGTTTTTCGACTGTATTGTATTGGATTGCATCTTGCTTACCACATGTAGGGCATCCACAACCATTTTGATGATGGTCTGCTATTTGCTCAAATATCCCATGAATATGACATTTGATTTTAATCTTGGTTTTCATATTAACGTATATCACATCGTCATACCCATAACGATCCCCATGTGTATTCCGAAAAGTTTCGATTAATTGATCATGTGTTAATCGGGTTGATCCCCCACATGTCGAGCAACCCTTCCCATCAATATGATTATTTGGGGTTTGACTAAATATCCCATGCTCATAGCATTTAATATCAACTTTAGTATGCTGATTGATATATTTTACATCACCATACCCATATCGATTTCCATGTTCATTATGAAATCTTTGTATTACCTGATCATGTGTTAGTTTTCGCATCAATTTATCTCCTGACCTAAATAATACCATCACCGAAAATATTTTGGAACCTTAATGGCGAATAACCAATCACATCCGAATGAGATAAAATACTTCAACGTGAAAGCGGATGGGGTCGACATCACCTCAATGGTATTACAGCTGGATATATTCCAAGAACTGTTCATGCCAACGTGGTCATGTCAAATGGCATTCAGTGACACACAAAACCTGTTGATGAACATTCCGATAAAAGCCGGTACCACGATGTCAATCATCATGGAAACCGACTACCCAACGAATGAATCAAAGAATTTCACATTCACCGTGTATAAAATATCGGATCGAATGCAGATTAAGCAAGAGCATCAAGGGTATGTGATCAGTTGTGTGTCGAAAGAATTCTTCACCAACCAGAAAAAGCGTGTGTCCAAGGCATATAAGGCAATGTCCGCTAATGCCATTGCATCCAGTATTCTTGATGAGTATGGCGTGGGTACCATGGATGATATGGACAGTGATCCATTGAAATACACATTGATCGTTCCCAACATGTCGCCATTCGGTGCCATTGCGTGGGTATCGCGATTCGCTAAGAATCCAAGTGGGGGTGCCGACTTCTGGTTCTTCCAGTCCGACACTGGTAAGTTTAAATACAAATCACTTGATAACATGCTTGCGGATCGTTCCGGGGTTAAGTTTAAGCAGGTCAACCCGAACAAATATGATGACGATAGCAACACACCTGATCAAAACTTCTTGAACATTGAGCATTATGAGTTTGTGACCCAACACGATGCAATGAATAACTTTGCCGGTGGGTACTATGGCAACACCGTGGTTGCTCATAACATTTACGATAAGAAGATTGAAACATCCACATTTGAGTATGGTGACGATATATCAGCCGATAAGGTCAACAAACCATTCGATGATATTACCTTCAAAGGTTCAGAAAAGTCACACATCGTGTATCACCCGGTGTCGACTAATGGGCAAGGTGGCGCACAAATGCCAGCCGATACCTATCAAGAATGGTTGGGTTCACGCAAAACCAATATCATGAAGCTGGAAGATAACCGGTTGGTGATGGCGGTGCCCGGTGCGGTATCACATTTCAAGCTATTGGGTAAGCAGGTCGACGTTGAACTACCATCACACCAAGATATTGACCCTGATGAATATTTGGATAAATACATGAAAGGTTCTTATGTGGTGACCGCGATTCGACATACCGTGGATGCCAAATACTACAAATGTACACTTGAGTTAGGTAAGAAGCGGTTAGAAACTGCTTACGAATAAATACTCAATAAACCAATACAGGAAACATGATGTTCACACTATCAGAATTCACCCAACGACTTGATGAAGCACGCGAGTTTTTGGAAGAAAAATTAATACAGTACAACAACGGTAAAAAATATGGTCAGGTCGTTTTCATTGCGGGTGGTGCCGGGAGTGGTAAAGGGTTTGCTATCAGTCAATTCATGGAAGGTGAGAAGTTCAAGATTCGTGACGTTGATGAAATGAAGTTAGGTTACATCAAACTCGGTAAGCTGAAGAATAAGTTTCCTGAAATTCAGGGATTGAAACTAAGTGCCCCGGAAGATGTTCGAAAACTACATGAATTTGTTAAAGACCGGAATATCAAAGATAAATCATTGGATCTACTGTTGAAGAATAAGGAAAAGGGTGGGCAATTGCCTAACATCCTGTTCGATATCACCGCCAAGGGCATCAAAGATATCACCAAAGTAATTCCATTATTGGAAGCTGTTGGTTACAAGGCGCGTGATATTCACCTAACGTGGGTATTGACCAACTACAAAGTTGCAATGAAGAACAATGCTGGACGTGAGCGCGTTGTACCCGAAGATATCCTATTGCTAACCCATGCCGGTGCAGCTAACACCATGACGCAAATCATCACAAAGAATGCTATCCCGCGATCAATGGTCGACGGTGGTATCTACGTGGTATTGAATAACCGGGAAAATACGGTTGTCTGGGGTAAGGATGATAAAGCCAAATCATCAAAGGATGCTCGAAAGGCAAGCGTTGCCGGTAAAGCACCCGCCAAAGGTGATGCGCTGGAATCCGGTGATAAGAAAGCTGATTTCAAGTTCATTGTTAAATCGTTCAGCTACTTGACAATGAAGCGACCGGGTAAAGCCGCCGAAGCATCCGGTAAGGTTCTGGATGAATTGGGATCGTGGGTCAAGGCAAACGCCCCACAAGTTACCAAGTAACAAAAAAGCCCCATGACTCACATCATGGGGCTTTTTTATTCCTGATCGTTGTCCATTCGTTCGATGAATTTTTCTACAAACTCAGGGTCATCAAAGGTTCCATCCATCCCATCCATGAAAGCTTGATCTTCTGGGCTTAATACTGGTAATTCAATCGGTTCGTTTGGCTCATTTTCTTCAGGGTCAATCATCGGTCTGTTCCTCAAAGTTACTTAATCAATATATACCATCGGTTGAATACTGTCAACTATCATTAACCCGCACCATATGACGGGTTAGGCTTATTATTTAGTGTAACCCGCGTAATATGGCGGATTGATGGCAATATTCATCAATTATTAACGATTAGTAAAAAAAGATGAAAATAATCGTCATTTAGTGAAAATAAAGCTTGACAGAACTTAAAATCAGCTGTACCCTCAACACACAGCCGCAGACAATGATGAATTATAATAAAGGGTAAAGGTATTATGAATGTCTAGTGAAGGATAGTGAATGCCTTTAGACATTCTTTTAGACATTAGATTGACATGAGTCCGAAGGACTCAGTTCCCGTAGGGAACACCAAAGGATATGGACACGTGTAAGGCGCGAATTTTTTCACCATAAATACTCATATACGATTAATATGGGTAGCGCGCAAATAATGAACAACCAACTTTCTATTCACTCATTCTCAATGGGTGCCTTCGTTTGGTGGACTGGTGTAGTTGAAGACCGATTCGACCCGGAAGAATTGGGACGATTGAAGATACGAATGGTTGGCTATCACTCAGAAGATAAATCATTAATACCAACCGATGCACTTCATTGGGCATATCCAAGCCAATCAATCACCAGTGCTGCAATGAGTGGTCTAGGTCATTCACCGACTGGCATAGTCGAAGGTACCCATTGTTGGGGATTCTTTCGTGATGGTCATGACGCTCAAGACCCTATCATTGTTGGTACATGGGGCGGAATACCCACAACCGGTGCAAAATCTAGCGTTGGCTTCCATGATCCATCCGGTAAATATCCCAAATCAACCCACATTGGTGAACCAGACACCAACCGTTTAGCCCGTGGTAAGACCAATGACACCGTTATTGCAACAAAGCAAGCGGCGGTTGACGTTGGTGTCCCTATTGCCTTCGGTGGTGTCTGGAATGAACCACCATCCCCCTATGGTGCTGAATACCCATACAACCACGTACATGAGTCCGAATCCGGGCATGTGATTGAGGTCGATGATACACCCGGTGCCGAACGCCTACACACCTATCACATGAGTGGTACCAGTGAAGAGATTCACCCCGATGGAACCATGGTCACCAAAGTAGTCAAGGATAATTACGAAGTTGTTATGGGTGATGATTATCTTCACGTGTTCGGTGGCTGCAACATCACAGTTATGGGTGATTCAAAGATTAATACATTGGGTAACTCATTTGTTCAAACAGCCGGTAACCACATGGAAAACGTGGGCGGTAATTACACACTAAATATCGGTGGATTAACCACCATCATATCGGGTGGACCCATGGTTCTTCAAGCACCCATAATCAGCCTCAACTAAGGATACTCAATGAGCTTTACATTACAGTCAATCGGATTCCAATACCGCCATAAAGAAACTAACCCCGGTTGTGTAAATCATGGTGAGTGGGGTACATGGGCAATATGCGACCAAACTAAAGCCAATCAAATGCAAGAGTATATCGATCAAGGGTATCCATACGCACTACGAGAAATATTCATCAAGGTAGAAACACCACATGACGATTAATGCCATCACCAGTATTTCACAGTTCACCAACGTTGGTGTTGTGGATAGCAATGAAGCTGTGCATACGATTACACCCGCGCTAAAATTCGCAGTGGCAACATCTGTGATCAACGATATCACCACAATGACCAATGATGCGTTCAAATTCCACCTACGAATGGATACAGTGACCGCCACAAGCTTTAAACTGATGATTGGATGTAATGCTACGGGTACAGGTTACGCCCTTCAGTTCGATTTTAGCGCCTCCAACAAGTGGATTCGATTAGTAACCACATCCGGCATCAATCAAGCATACGACACCGTTGTCCAAGAAGTCGACATGCACAATCGTTTGAATTTTACCGATGCACAGTTTATTCCATGTGTAGTTAAGCTTGTTGACAATAAAATACAGCTTGTATACAACGGATTTATTGCGATTGATTCGGCATGGTCACCAACTGAAACCCATTGGGGATTCTGTAATTTAACAGCAT